AGTGGTTGCAAGACCAGTCAACTGTCCACGCTGTGGACTTATCTGACGCAACTAACAACTTTCCGTTGACATTTACCATGTCAGTTTTACGGTCACTGAATCGAATACCTGAATCAACTCTTAGGCTTTTTGAGCTTGTTAGTACTTCAGAATATAGACTCATGTGGGGAGATGCCAAGAGAGCAATCTCTTGGAACGTGGGTCAGCCCTTGGGGACTGGACCTTCATTTCCGGCGTTCGCACTGTCTCATGCCCATATTGCACTTGCTGCCGAGAGGCTGGCGGGTGTACCGGAAACGGAATGGGGTACCTCCTTCTTGATTTTAGGTGATGATTTTGTCACTAATCATGATGGAGTGCATGAGCACTATCGTTTCCTCTTAAATAGACTTGGTTGTCCTATTTCGGAGGGGAAGTGCCTGTCATCCAAAGTTTATAGTGAATTTGCTGGGAAGCTCATTTCTGCGGACTTTGTGTATCATGGTTTTAAGTATAAAGAGGTTTCCAACAGGTCCTTTATGGACATTGTCAGAACCCTTGGTCATACTGCCATGACACCAAAGATCCTCAGTAAGGAGCAACTGGCGTACTGTAAGCTCGTCCAGGAGTTTCCTGAACCCTATGGTCTTGGCTTCAACCCAAAAGGAAGAAGTTACGAAGATAGGTATCGGGAGTTCCTCGACGTACAGGAGCTTTTATTGCGGAACAAACGAGAAAGACCGCGCACAACTCGTGCTGAGTTGCAGAATGCGTTTGTGTATCAAGCCACGAACCACCTGTTCACCAATTTTGGTGAATGGGACGCGACTCGTATAAACGAGGTGCATCAAGCCGAGCGGCTTCCTAGAGAACCTAGGAGCAATTTAGCATCTTTGCTGATTGACTCAAAGGTTAGCACCATTCTAGAGGTTGTTAAGCGAGAGGAGTTGACGTCGACTATGCTGGAGCGGGGTGACCCGCGACCCGATCCTCTTTTGGAGGTTAGGACACGCGACTTGTCGCTAATATTGGACAAGGTTCGAGCGCGTAGCGTAGTGACACCATCACTGGATTCATATCCAGATCCCCAAGGGGATGCGACCTCTGATCTAGAGGAAGATGATGGGTTCTCACCAAGACTGTAAATCGTCTTGACCGTCGCCCATTACAGGCACGGTAAACAAATCCCGGAAGGGATACCATGAATCTACCACCTGATGAGGGTGATAGACCAAACAGATCGAAGGACATCAAACCTCCGTCGTCTGAGCATAAGACCCTATATGGGGTCTTC